TGGAAAGCGGCGGAACCATCGCGAGTGATGGAATACATGTCGTGGTCGGTGAGCAAGTCAACACCTGCTTGAGTGGTGGTCATCACGGCAGGGTCGGAAGTGATTCGGTCAAGCGATTCAAAGTCGTTGCCTGCGGTGGTGGTGACATCCTGCAAGAGCATTCGGTTGATGTGTTCAGCGTGATGCTTACCCATTTCTTCCTTCAACACGGAGCGCACATCGCCCATACCGTCGTCCTTGTCGGAAAGGAACATGCTCACTTCGGACAAGTCAAAAGTGTGCGCGATGGTCTTGGGCTTTGCGGCCACATGGAGGAACTCCGGCTTGGAGGTGTCGGGAAGAACGCCGTTCTCGGCAATGCCGCCACCCTTCGTGAACGAAGCGCGCTCCGTGAGGATGCGCCATCCACTTCGCTCCCAAGGCTTCTTGGGTAGAATGGAGAAGGCGTTGAACTCTTGGTTGAGTTGCGACCAAACCTTTCGGCCATAGATTGCTTGATAGGTTCCCGCGGTGGTGGACAACAAAGGCGCGTCAGCCTTCAAAATGTCACCTGCACCGTAGGTGTATCCGGTTTGAGAAGCCCCACCGTAGTAGTAACGCTCCATGTCTTGAACTGTTCTTACATAATTTCGTGCCATCAGTATTCCCCTCCTTTGAGTGCTTTACCAGCAAGTCGGTGAACATCGTCCCACGACATGTTTGCAAGGTCAGCAGTTTCGGGAATGGTAACGGTTGCTCGTCCAGCGGACTTTGCAATCATGGTGGAAGTCTCCGACCCAATGTTGTTGATTCGGTCGTTGAGCGCGAGAACAGCCTTCTGCAACTCAACCATCGGTTCGCGAGCGTCAAAGTTGGCCTTGGCGATTGCGTCAGCCTCGGCCTTTTGCTCTTTGAGGAAGCGGTCGGTGAAGTGGCTGTTCAAGTCGGTCTTGAATTGTTGCTCGGTGGCCGCGGCTTTGAACACCTCGTAGGCGGCTTCAATCTCGGATTGCGAAACATTGTTCGCGTTGAGGTAGTCGCCCTTGATGACATTCTTGTTGCCCGATGGCGCGGAGCCAAAGTTGGGCTGGGGTCGCTTGCCGGAATCGTCTTCGCCAGCACCCTCAAGGGAACCTTGCCCTCGGTGGTCGTAGCCGGATTCACCCGGTCCGTATCCCTTGTTGAAGTGGTCGCGAGCCGCGAGCGGGTCAAAACCTGCGCTCTTCGCGGTCTGCTCCAACCACAACAGGTAGTCGCTCGTAATCATATCGTTTCCTTTGCTCATTTTGTCATCTCCGTCGTCGTCTTCGTCGTCTTCGTCGTCCGCATACATGCCTGTCTCTTTGTCCTCCATCATGGGAGGTTTCTTTTCCTTCTTATCCTCACGAGCATCCATCAACGACTCTTCTTCGTTTCCGTCATCGTCAATGTCTTTCGTGTCAAGAAGGTCATCAAGACCCTTGTCTTTGGACTCTTTGTCTTTCTTATCCTCGTCTTTCTCGTCAAGTTTCTTTGACAAGCGTTCAAGGACGCTTTGCAGTTCGCTCATTGTGTTGGTCATGTTATCACCTGTGTCTTCCTTGAGGATGCGGAATTGTGCTTCGGGGTTGATACCCTTCTCGCAAATCGTGACCTCATGGAGTTCCATACGACGGATTTCGCGGTAGTCTCCGCGGGTTTGGTCGCTCTTGTTGACGCGCTCAAAGGCTTGACCGCCAATGGAGAACGAGCGCAGGTTCCCTTTGCGGATTTCCGAAGCCACTTCACGCGCCTTCTCAATGTCGCCGCGTAGTTTGATAACAACAAACATACCGGTGTCGTCCACTTCGGACTTCCACATGCGACCGGATGAATCGGTGTAGGAAGGAATGACCGTTCCCACTTGGATGTTGGAGTGTGCAAGTTGCACATTGCGAAAACCATCGGCTTTCATGAACTTGCCGAACGCGTCTTTGAGTGCCGAGCGGGTGATGAGGTCACCCTGCTTGTCAACCATCTCAACCGACGCGTATCCAGCAACAACCAAATCATCGCCGAACCCCTTCAAAATGATGGGGTCCGAGGAAGAAGTGGGGGCCGCGAGAATCGCCATTGCTCCCCCGACTTTATTTCATGCTATATCAAGGGAACCCCTGTCAATCGCGATAACACCCTCGTCTTCAAGACGCGCTTCTTCGCCTTCTGTGCTTCGCAGTCGCTTGGTTTTTTTTGCCGTGGCTGGTTTCAACTCATCATCGGCTCGCGCCGCAGGGTCAAAATCGGGGAGTGTTTCATCGTTGATGTTTTGAGTAGGTCCGCGCGGATGTTCGTCGGGGGTTGCATATCCGATACCCAAACCCTGCACACCGGTGCTGGTGATTTTCTCTTTGGCGAGATGTTCCAATCCGCGCTCCGCCAATTCAAGTCCACGCTTGATGACCTCTTCTTCTTCCTCCAACACATGCTTTCGTTTCTTGGAGTGTCCAGCGGGAGGTTCGGGTTCAACTTCATCGTATTCGGGTTCTTCAACATCCTCTTCTTTCAACAACCAAGCCGCTTTTGTTATCCAATACGCTTCTTGGTCCCGCGCTAATCGCACGAGGTAGTCGTTACCCCACACAGATGAGCGCGGCTCAACATACCACAAGCCGTTCTCTTTGCTCGTTTTACAAATCACCTCATCATCAAACGCAGGGAAGTGAATGGTGATGTTGCCTTTCTTCATGGACACCTGTTGAGGAACATGATGTTCACCCGACATGATAGCGAGTGTTTCTACGCTGTTGGCCGCGAACGGTTCATTATCGGTGATTTTCGCCGAGCGTATTCGGTAGAGTGGATGCTCTTTGTTTGATGCGCTGACACCTGTGCAACGCACCGTAGCGAAATCACCCACCTTTAATCCTCGTGGCCCTTTCGCGCTACCCACATTCATGTAGTGTTCTTCACCAACTTGCTGTGCGCGCTTCCCATAATGTTCGGGGTGCATCAACGGTCCGACACCGATACCGTAGGTTGTGCCGGATGCGGAGAGGATGATGACATCCACCATTTTCTCTTTGCTCAACAACACCCATTTTGGATGACGCGACTCGCCTTTCATGTAGGTGGCGTTAGCATCGCGAAGAAGAATGTCAACATCGTTGTTTTCTTTTTGCAGACCATCAATCGCGGTTTGCAACCCTTCGTCATCGCTACGCTTGGTGTTGATGGGTTCGGGCATTTTGATGTGTTCGCTGGACTCGTATTGAGCGCGAAGGTGGCGTATGCGGTCTTTCGTCGGCATGTTGTGCGTGTCTTCGTCCGCCGTCTTGAGCAAATCAATGACGGTCATCAATCCATCATGAAGAACCGCGTGAACCGTGAAGTCCTTCTCGTAGACCTTATCCGCTTCCTCCAAAATAGCCTCATCCAACTTCACCTCTCCGTCAACACCGTATGCCGTAATGCCTTTTTTGTCTTTGGTCGCGATAACATGTTCACCTTGCGGGTAGAGCGATATGACCCAATCGCCTGTGAATCCGCGCAGATGTTGCATGTCGTCTAAGTCAAATATCCGATGCATGAACTTGACAGGTTGAGGCTTTCCGTCTTCTTTGATGAGCAAGGTATCGTCAAGCGCGACATCAAGGATGTGAGACGAATAGTGAAACAACATTGGGTCGGTTGATTGTAGATTTTCAGTTCCCATCATCATTGCTTGATTTACAGACTGACCGAGCCTTTGGTTGTGATTTGGTTCATTCTCAAACGAACGATATGTTGGGAAGTATTTGTCACCGCGCTGACCATCGGTAAGAGGTTGTAGATTTGGATTAACGCGCCGCATCATGTTGGGACTGATGTAGAGTTGTTGTGGGGAAGGGGGGTTGTAGGTGTGAACATCCTCGTCCTCTAAAAACAACTTTCCGTTTTTGAATGAATCTGTCCTCACTTGGAAAGGTAGATGCGTCGGTAGACCAAAATCAAACTTTTTCGCCGCGCTTGTGTGAACAGGAAACACAGGCGCGTTTTTGAAGTCGTAACCGCCCAACGGGACTTTTTCGTCAACCATGCTTGATTTGGCTAAAATCCGAGTCTTTGTTTCATCATTAAGTAAATGAGCGAGGTTTCGCAACGACGAAAGTTTGTTGAAGTTCATCACCGTTTTGTAGTTTGGTTTGTTGTTTCTAAAAAACTTCATTCGTTTGAAATCCAAAGCCGTGTCACTTCCTTCTCGCGTTTGAATGTTTGCGTTATTAAGCAGATTGAAAATGGCTTCGCGCTCTTTTTGTAAGTTGATGGGATTGCCTTTTTTGTCAAAAACGCTTTCACCACCACTCCGAGTATATTCATTACCGTGGAATACACCACCTTCGTTATATTGAAAATTACCAAGAGAGCGGTCTTTTCCTATGCCGAGGTAACCATACACTTCACTTCGCCCTGTCCCTGTGATGGGTTCTCCGTCTACATTGATTGGTGCGTAACGAGCAACAAAAGCATCTTCCCAACTGATACCCTGCTTCTTACTCGCTTCATCAACATTCGCGATGATTTTCTCAAAAATATCCAATTCGTCTTGAGAAATGAAATTGGCTGAGTCTCCCGCGAGACGGGAAAGCACTTGGTGACCTTTGGGTTGTTCGCCACCAAAAACAGAATCCACCATTTTTTCAGCCTCAAAGGATGATTGACCGTGAGTCGGTCTTACCGCTCCCAAGTCCACCAACTCTTCAATTTCATCCGGTGACAAATCAAACGACGCTTTTATGCCTCCCATTTGTATGTTGTTTTGACCGCTGAACAACTTTCTTTTTTCGTCGGGAGAAAGCGTGAGTATTTGCTCCGCGAGTTTGAGGGTGTAGGCGGTCGCGGCGTGGGCTTCACGATTGTCTTTTGAATAAACGCCGGGTTTTATTTTTTCAATACCGTTGACTAAAACCTTGTAGATTTTTTCAACACCGCGCAAAGTATCAAACATATTGCTCATTCGCGTTTCGTGATTGTTCAATTCAATTTCACCACTCTCATACGACGGCGACGCTTGACGAACTTCCATCATTCTTTTTTCAATTCGTTCTTGTGCGTCTTCATCTCCGTTGTTGCGAGCCAATTGAAACGCGCGCGACAACATGGCGAGATGTTGTGAAGCGATATACGCTGGTGTTGGACCTACAACAAGAGCGGATAGGCCGTCTTCGTGTTCGCGATAACCAACAACATTGTCTTTATCATTCAGCATGTTTTCAATTTCTTCGTTCAATTCACCTTGTCGTTGCAAATCACCCGCGTTGAAAGCCTCCTTGTAACGCTGGTCAAGTGCTTTAATTTCTTGAATGAGTCGTCTGCGCGAACGAATACCTTTGACTTGCGCTTCGGGGATGCTGTAAGGTTGAGAAAAGTCAAGCAATTTTTGAGCGTGTTTATCGTAGTCTTCTTTGTGATAAATCGCGAAATGAGATGGCTCATCGGCTTCGCGCAATATCTCACTCATCAAGTCTTTACCACTTCTCCCTGCGTATCCAATCACATCCTTGTGGTTACCTTCTTGAATCAATTTCAATCGTTCTCCTTTCTTCGCGTCCATCAACGCGTTAAACAAGTTGAGTGAATCATCATCGTGTTGATGAAGTGGGTGATGAGAGCCAAGAACCAACGCGTCAATCAGCATTTTGTCTTCTTGTGACAAATTGTTCGGAGTGATTCCTATTTGTCGCGCACCTTCTGCGTTGTAATCATTGGGTAATTGCTTCCGATTTAACAAGGTCCGTCTTCCGTTTGATTGAGAACCTATCCTCCCTTTGCGTGTTGAAAACATCGGTGTTTTCAATGCGGTTTCTAATGCTTGAAGGGGTATTCCATCAAGACTGAAAAAACCAATGTGGTCTTTCATGGAGACATCAAGGTTGTTGCTGTGCGCCATGTAAAATGAGTTCAACCCGCGCGTTGCTGGTGTTTTGGGAGAAGGCATGTCCTTCACAAACGCTTCCAATTGAGAACGCGGGTCCGGTAATGAGTCGGGCTTCTCTTCGGCTGTGTGAGGATTGATGAAACGCTCCGCGGCATCTTGTGTAGTCAAGTCTTCTCGCGGCACATCAAGTTTCACCGTGTTTCCAGCGTCGTATTGCGCCAAGTAATCGTCTTGATTTTCAATACCGTAACGCTCCATTGTGTTAACCAAATCTACGCGCAACTCTCCGTCTACATCCTTTTTGGGGTCAAACTCATCCTGTTGTTCTACGGTTCTGTTTCTCCCTGCACCGCGTCGTTCACCTCGCCTCGGCATCAAAAAAGCACGCTCTTGTAAAGGCGCGAAAAGAAGGTTCGGCATACTGCTGTCGTATGCAACTTGAAAATCACCCGACTCGCCATCAGCGTTACCCCTGTGAGAGCCAACGCCTTGCATAACGATACCGAGAGGTGTCAATTGTTCTTCACCAATGGCTGGCTCATCCAACATGTCAAACTCATCATCTACATTGTGAGTGTGTGTGTAATTGTTAACTGATTGGCGAAGCAAATCTGCGTATTCTTTTGTTCCATACGCCGTAACAGAACGCTCAATAAGGTCGCTTAATTCTTCTTGATTGAAAAAATTGTTACCGATGAGATTTTTCATATCGGGTATGCTGTCAGTCAAGTAAACAAAAGTCCCGTATTCGTTGTGGTCAATATAAGGAAAAGGGCCACCATCGGGGATGATTTCGGCATCGCCGTTTTTTTCTTCATATCGTTCCAACGCTGGGCTAAAATCAAATCCTTCAAACGCGTCTGCTAAAGTGTCTTCGTTCAACGCGCCCCAATTATTCTTGAGCAACCTGTTGCGCAAATCGTTGTGTTTTTGTTCAATGTCTTGAACTACTTTTTCTCGCGCTTTTTCCAAGAAACGATTAGGTAGATTGTGACTCATACCATTCCGTTCAGCACCACCAGCGTAAAGCGTGTTCAACATGTTATCCATAAGAAAAGCATGATGAGCCATGTAACCGCGCGCATCGGGACCGAGGATTTTGTTGATAACCGAATCATCAATGTTGCCTTCTTCGTTCATACCACCGCCGGTTTCCAACATCCATCGTTGGATTTTGTAAATGTCATCGTAAGGAAGCATCGCGATACCCAAACGGTAGGCGTCATCTCCGACGCGCCCAAAGTTGGCTTCACCCTGTAATGGCTTTCTTCGCCGGTCGTGGTATTGGTCTGCTAATTCGCGCAATACTTCAACAGGTGATTTTCCTTTTTGACCACTCATTTGAGGTCTACCGTTCTCATCGTAAAGAATGTCCATCACTTCTTGACGAGGTATGCCTTCATTCTCCCAATGCTTTTGTCTCAAATAAAACTCGTCAAGCGCGTTTGAAGAGAGAAGAGGGTGATTTTTACCGTAGCGTTCGGCAAAGGCATTGATGAAGTCTTCCTTACCGCGACGGTAAAACTCCATGATTGATGCGTTGTTACCGCGCCAATTGCTGAACAAGTGAGGTTGTTTGAGCATAGGATTCATGTTTTCAGCGGTTTTAACCATCGCTTTGTGAAGTCGCAAAGCGTTCTCGCCACCGCCACCATGAAGGTATTTCATCAAATGTTGCCATAGTGGTTTTTCACCGTAAGCAACTTCTCCTTTTCGCGAAGGATGCAAGTTGAGCGTTTTGAACTTGGAGTGAGAGCCAACAATATCCTTTCCACGCTCTTGCACATTGGGGATGGTGTTTTGAAAGCGAAAAGCGATGTATCGTCGCACCATCGCGTCAATTGCTGACTCGTTACCTTCTTCCATCGCTTTGACCCATTTCTTATCGTCAAACTGCTCTCGGTGACGATGATGACGAACGGGTGCGGCTTCGTGACGCGTGCTTCGCGTAGAGAATATCCTCTCCATACCTTTCGCCGTGGGAGTTTTGACTTCCAAATGTGGCTTGAGGTATTCTTCCGCCTCCTTTTTGAAAATGATACGCGTGTATCCTTCATTCTCCAAGTTGTTTGCACTCAACAAAACATTGACTGCCTCATCGCGAGCATCATGCTTGTTGATGAGCGCGTTAGCGAACTCATTCACAACGCGTT